GCAAAGGGATTACCAAACGCACGACCAGCACCGAGGAGCGCGATGCCTGTTCCTAGTAACGCCGACCGTCTGTCGCCTCCACCGCCTTGTGCTGGAGAAGTTGTATATGTTGTAGGTGTCGTCGGTTGTCCGGCAAAGATATCAGAAACAAAACCAAGGCGACGATATGGTTCTTGGACGCCTTCCATTTGAGATCTCAGTTGAGCGTCAAGCACAGACTGATCATATGCCATGCTGTCTCGTCCAAGTTGCTGTAGGGTAGCTACATCTTGTAGACCTTGATCTTGAGCTTGCTGTGCAAGATTTGAATACATGACACCAGCCTGACCCATTTGCGTTCCTGTTTGTCCAAGCAACTCTGCAATTCCAAGTTGACGACGTTTCTCCTCTTCGAAGGCTTGTTGCGCCATTCCTGATGCAGTCTGGAATCCTTGATACTTCAGATTACCAATTGTTTCCTGACGTTGCTTTTCAAAGTCACGAGCCGCAGCTTGTTGAGATAGTGCAGCACGAGTGCTACCAAATGCGCCTTGTTGTATTGCAGCTTGTTTCGCTAAATTTTCGGACTGTAATTGCTGTTCCCGTATTCTTTCTAGGGCAGGATCAAGAACTAGCTGTTCATATGGATTCATGAAACGTCCGATACCGCTAGGATCGAACTGTCCTCCTGCTTGCCTTGCCATTTCTGCTTGCTGTCGAGCATAGTCAGCGGCTAGTGCTGTCTGGGCTGAAGCATCATCAAGCAGTCCCTGATATGCGCCGATGCCACCTTTACCTAATTCTTCTGCCTGAATAAGAAGAGGGTCACGTTCCGCGAGAAAGGTTTCGTAATCTACGGTAGGTTGAGGTTGATTAAGGATTTGTTTAGCAGAGGCATAAACATCCTTCTGCATCTCTTCCTGATACGGTTGAAGTCGAACCTCTTGAATTGTTGTTTGTGTAGACATTATGCCCTTCCTTCAAGACGGTTCATCAACTGGTACATCTTAGCCGCCCCTTTATCTCTGCTACCTCCACCCATACCACGAACAGCTTTCGCCGTCATTACGAACTCACCATCTGACAACATGGCAGGAATACTATCCGAGGTCCCAGTTCCAGGACCCGAGACTGCACCTCCTGCATTCACACGACGTATCGGTCCTTGGATCACGTTGATTGTTGATGGTGTGTTTGAGTAAGTTCCGGTAGCTGGATCATAGTATAGACCCGCCATCGGTATACCTTCTCGAGTTGGCTCGTACTCATACTCTTCTCCCACCGGCATCTCTTCTGGGCTGGTCAGGAGCCCAGTGCCTATCATGCCAAGTGCGGCAAGGTTTGTTGTGGTTCCGATAGCATCTTTTTCGAAACCTTTAACAATAGATCCAGCCGCTTTTTGAAAAACGTTTTTTTCAACCTGATCTCCAACAACATTCTCTGCGCTCTCTGTAATAACCTCTTCAGCAACTTTGTTACCCGCACCGCTAAACAGTCCTGGTTTTGCTGACTCTATGAGAGCTTGGTCACCTGTCAGGCTTGCAATTCCTTTTGTGCCAAATACATTGCCTAAAGTGCCTGTTACTGCTCCTGCCTTCAGACCTAGCTTCAAAGAGTCTTTGAGGTTTTTACCCTGTCCCAAACCAAAAGCAGTACCGGCAAGCCCCCCAGCAAGCCCCGGTGATGCAACGGCACCCGACAGTATTGTTTTACCAATAGCCGCTGCCTTGGCTCCGAAACCAGCACCACCAGCAGCAAATGTTGCACCTCCCAAGAGCGGAGCAGCAAAATAAAGTCCGGTAGCAGCAAGAATAATCGGGGCGGCTTTCTTAACAACCTTCTTAATTTTCTTCCATGTTTTGGAGAGCCAGCCAAACTCTTGCATACCGGTGTATGGGTTGCGCGCCACCACTTCGTCACCAACAACAAACTCATTCGGATCAAGTCCTTCTTCCCGTATGGCTTGGAACACCTGTTCCTTAATCTCGGGATAGTATTTCATGATTGGTGCTGGAACGATTACCTCTCCCTCGGCAACGTGAGCAATCTCGTCATCATCGTACCGACCCATGTTAGCCAGCTTTTCTGCCATATCTTGCCGACCACCCAAAGAAGGAACACCACCCATACGCGGCGTGGCTGGAGAAAACATGGGCGTTTCCACTTGAGCCATCTGTGGTGGTGGAGCCGCAAACTTCATGGGCTGACCTTGATACGGTTGCGCTGGAGCTTGAGCTTCATTTTGTGAAAAAGTGAAAGTTCCTGGGTTCTGTTGATTTGCTTGCAACATAACCTGTCGTATCAACCCTGAAATGCCTTTTGAGCCTTCAGACGGTATTTCAGGCACACTTTGAGGCCCTAGTTCCTCAATCGCTCTTCCTATAAATCCTGCGTTTGCTGCGTTCATCATGTGACTATCTTTATCGTCCCAGAATCGTTGTACAACGACCCCGTTTCCAAGCCCGTTGCGCTAGTTGGTAATGCTGTAAGTACGGCAGTGGTAGCGCGAAGCTGACCATCTGTGTTGACCTGATCAATCAAAAGGGTCAACGCTCTTGCGAGATCTGAAACATACGCCTGATCATATTCGGGCGGAGCGTTTGATATAACGGGTGGGACAAGTTCTCTCTGAGGCATTATCTTCTCCCATCCGGTCTTATATCTACTCTAGGTATACCTAAACGCCATTGTGTTCCAGTTCCTGTGTTTTCTATCTTAACAGAAAAAGCTCTGCCACGAAGCCTTAAAAACAATTCATCGGTGTATTTTTCGACGGTTTCGCTAGCTTCTTTTGTAACGGTGCCATTCACCGAATCCTGTCCCGACTGACCCGGTTTATCGTAACCTTCCAGTGTAAACTTGACTGTTGGTGTTGCCTGTTCTGATCCATCAAACGTAATGTCAGGTATAACCCTTCGTATTAATTGGAACTGATCGCCACCTTCTATGCTCAACGGGCTGCTTTCGATAAAAGCTTGGATAGCCGTGGCAGGAGATGTCGAACCATCATCGTTACCGATTTCATGGTTGTATAGATATCGATCTGGGGACGCAGCCACAGGATACGAACGGATTTCAGCATCAATCCAGGCTGTTCTAGCCAAGGTTCCGAAATACCAAACCTGTTCGGAGTAGTTGAACACCACATACTTATCGACTTCAGATGAGTTCTTGGACGGATAGAACCAGAAAACTTCGTAATATGCTGAGTTCAGCCCCGCTGTAATAAGCTCTCGCTGGTCCTGGTTTATGTCGCCAAACACATAGTCTCGAACAGTGCAGGGAATCTGTTGCGTTCTACCATCGTAAACATAGAACTGATTCTCACCCATCCAGAAGACTTGGTCGTTCACCGCTGTAACAGCATTCGGTCCAATAATGCTCAAGCCTGAAGCAATTTGAATTAGACCAAAAGTATTTGGCGCACCAATGAATTGCATGGAGTGCAAGCTCACATCTGTCCACACCAGGATCTCACGTTTGGTTTCAATGGCTGTGACGAACTTAGAGCCAGATCCAATAATCAAGTCTCCCGCATCCGTTCCTGCTGTTAGAATATTCCAATCAACCGCGTTTTCCGACTTTGAAAATCTAATCAACAATGGATCCTGCGCTGTTTGTCCTTGTGCGTTACAGGCAAATGCGATGCAGTGACGGCTTCTGTCCGAAACCATAACTTGCCTGGCTATGATAGGCACTTGATCCGCATTAGAAGGGTCAGAGGCCGCTAACGTTGTGGCTCTAGAAGACAACCCATCTGACTTGTTCCAGTAATAAAGCGCACCGTCTCTAACATTTGCAATCAGATCTTCCCCGAAGTTGTCGAGTGACCAGATCCGAGCTTCGGTGCCCGAGGTCGCCGCTAGTGATGCTGGATCACCCCACCCAGTAATCGCGGCTGTGCCACGAACAGCCACACCATCAGCATGAGCAACACCTGTACCAGCAGTGGGTGTGCTACCGTCCTGACCACGAGTGATGCCTGTTAGGGTGTTACTACTTTTACCTGAGTATGAGATAACCTCTTTTTCATCCACCACGATTGAACCAGAACTTGGAAAGCTACTCGCATCTGTAAGTACGACCGAAGTTCCAGAGCCCCCCGTGCCAGCGGTATCGGCACTAAGAGCACCGTTCAATGTTGTCGCTGGGTCGGCAGGAGTTGTTCCACCCCACAAACCAGCACCCCAACCAGTTCCTGACACAATCGTATCTAGACCTGTATTGATTTGATACGCTGCTGACGGTGTGCCGCCACCTGTTGTGGTAGCATTTGCAGCAGTCTCTACAGTGACTGTATATGTGCCGCCATCTACAACAGTAATCTGGTGTTCTTTGTTCAACTCAGTTGCTGGTATTCCAGCAAAGGTAGTTGCACTCGTAAATGTAACGAAATCGTTTGTCACAGCCCCGTGGCTAGCATCTGTTACAGTTATGGTTGTGCTTCCGCTGGTTGAAGCAAGAGCTCCTGAATTTAGTGTTTGCGTTCTTCGTACAGGGGTAATGTCGTAATACTGGGAGCCTTCCTCTACATACAGCTTCAGGTGCGTACCAAGCGCGATATAGCTTGATTGATCAAGAGCAATCCAGTTATGTAGCTTTCGGCATATGCCCAAGAACTGAATGCCAGAATATCTTTGCCAACCATTTATTTTTTCAGGAACACCAAAACGAAACCGTATCTTGTCACAATTGTACCAGCCGCCCTCGTTCATATATCGGGTGGTTTCTCTATTGATACCGGGTCGAAACTGTAGCTTTTGTAACGGCATGGCAATCCTTACGTCTTAATGACTGCTCTGAGTCTTGTAGATGGAGACAGAACACTGAAGGCGTTGTGACCTAACACAACCGTGTTAGCCGCGTCCGATAGATTCACTGCCTGAGAATTTACTTGTATGTTGTGGTTATGGGCGTGTGAACCGCTACCACCCGTACTGTCTGATGCAACGGTAGCGTTAAATGTTGACGCGTCAGATCGAGAAAAACGAGCATTACTAGTAATTCCGCCGTCATCCGTTGCGATGAGATTAACGTTGTGCGTATGAGCCGGAATCTCACTAATATTTAGCTGATGACCAACTATATTACCACTAACCACAATAGCACCTGTGGCAGTTTGGTTGTTTGTAAGTGTTACATGATTGGTTGGGTTTACGTTTTCGGTTGAATTACCCGCGCTACCCCCAACATTACCAGTGCCAGCATTACCGCCCGAGGCTTGAAACAAAAGCGATTTACCATCAAGACCAGGTAATCCAAAGGTTAAACTCCCATCTCCTGTGCCGTAGGTAGTTCCAATCGCAGCGAACAAATCAGCGTATGTCGTGCGGCTAACATTAGAACCATCGCAAAGCAGAAAGCCCACGGGTAGAGTATTATTAGCCCAAGGGATAATAAAGCCTGGAGGAAAGCCCGGAGCTCCGGTAGATTTTAGTGTGCTATAGTTTGTCATGCACTATTCCTCCCCTCCTAAATCTGTATCCGGCACCGTTTCTGGAACAGCTTCGTCTAATTGTTGTTTTTGTTCTTTAACTTTATTAAAAAGATCGACGAGCTTTTGCATCTCAGGAGTTTCCTCCACAGTGCTAACAAAGTTTTCACCGTCCTGATCTATTTCAATGATTGTATTTGTTTCGTCATCATATTCGACAGTGTGTAAATCATCACGAAAAGTACTAAGGCAAGTGTCATAGACGAGAGCAAAGTTTTTATCCAGCCCCTCCTGAAAAGTATCCGGCAACATCCAAAAAGTAGTGTCTTGGCTACCTAACATTCTACTTTCTGTGTTTATAAAATACTTCATGGCTTAGTCGTGCTTTATCAAAAAAGTAACAGTCTGATACGGTTGAATGACATCAACCGCATTTGAATTTGCGGAAAGGGCTGACTGATTAAAAGAGCCGCTCAAAGAGCCACCAATATTTCCAGTGTGATTATGAGAACCGTTGCCGGATCCTCCGGTAGAAGTTTTACCTATGGTTGCCGATAAGTTTGACGGAGCAATTCTGTATTTATGGTCTTGCGAAGAATCGCCAACAACACCACGCACAACAGCCGACTGAGTATTCGCCGTTACTTTATTATTACCTATATTTGCTTCCGTAGTAGTAAACACATGATGAGTGTGAGACGGAAGGGGCACGTTTTGACTAGCGATGCTTACGTTAAGGTTGTTCGGCACAGAAACATTTACTGTTGCACTTCCGAAAGTAATACTAGGTGTATCAGTGTTCGCTCCACCAGTTCCGCCAATTACAAAACTGCCGTTTCCTTGTTGTCCTACCATGACCTTTTGTTGAAGATTCGGAAGCTTAAAATTAGTAGTGTTATCACTAGCCGTGCCGTATTTATCATTTAAGATAGCGGCTAATTGAGGATAAGTAGCTCTAGCCTGTTCACCCCCATTACATACGAGAAACCCTGTTAAAGAAGTAGATGTCCAAGGTATGATAGTGCCTACGGAAAAATATCCTCCGCTTCCTCGCACAGCAGTAGCTTTCAAATCAAAATAGTTTGACATCTGCTAGACCTCCAACAAACGCCAGCCAAAAGTACTATCCGTGAAAACTAACCCAAGTGCGGCATTCGCTGTATCTATAGTCATATCCGCCGCACTTCCCATGATCTTCTGACTGTTTCTACCTATCGTGATTGCGTTCGTAGATGCACTTCCGAGATCTATTACACGAACAACTTCTCCCAAACTGGGGTTGACTGGTAGCGTCATGGTGACCGCACCGCTTTGAGTATTAACGAAATACCCTTTGCCACTAACCATCGTCGTGTTGCTGGTTACAACTGCTTGCCAAGTAAAACCGCCCGGTTGACCCAGAACAACTTCAACGACGTTGCCGTTTGTACCACCACCATCGCAATAAATCATTTTAAAGGTGTTTGTAGAAATCGTTACGGTTGTTCCACTTCCGCTACCCTGGTTGATTACTACATCGTGGGTAGTCGAGTTCTGAAAGACGTATACTTTTTTAGTGTCTGTTGGTGTGATGTTTACAGTGACGGAACTGCTCAAAGACGAAGTAAACTTAACGATGAGCTTACCAGCATCACTTGTTGCGCCATCTGATAAGGATAGATCCTGTGGGCTACTAGTCAGAGCAACTGTTGATATACCGGCGATTGCATCATCGAGCATGTCGAGGTTAGTGTTTGTAGTTGTACCCCAAACACCAGACTGCTCACCGGTTCCAATTTTTTCAATTCCAAGATTTGTATATGTAGAAGGCATTAGTTTAGTCGATCACTCCATGTTTGCGAGGAAGCTGTTCCTACATCATCCCATGTCTGTGTCGTCCCCTCATTGATATTAGAATACGTCTCATCATCTCCTACGATAACAAGTGTCCAAACATTTGCGCTAGAAACAGCGGTTGTGGCAGAGACACCCGTAATACTGTAGATAACACGGTATGTTATGGTGCCTACTGAAGTGGTCGCTGCAACTCCTGTGGGCGTAACAGTTATTGCAACCCCAGCAATTGCAGTTCCTAAAGCAGAGGTTCCTGCGACCCCTGTTAGGGTTACGGTAACACCCGTACCCCCGGTCACTGTAACACTGCCAAGACTTCCTGACAATTCCTGACCGGTAGGAATATTCGTTACATTTGACTTAAAACTAACCGTTCCTAGAGAGGTAGTTCCTGGGTTACCACTAGGAATTAGAGTAGCATCTGTTACAACCTCAATGCTACCCACCGTCATAGTGGCAGCAAACCCTGTCAGAGTAACTGATATGTTAGGGCTTACACCAAGGGACGAGAATCCTGCTCTAGAATATGATCTACCACCAAATGCCATACGATATTCGTATCACATTTATTTTATTATCGCCACTCAGGACCGCGACACCAAGCAACTAAAGATTTACGCGTTCCTTTAGTTACTTCTGTCACCTCATGTCGTACATGTGACGGGAAAACAATCACGGAACCCTTGTGCTTAAACGCGGGTTCTGTGTGAATTTCTTCTTCACCAAAGTTTTTGAAGCGTAAAACACCGCCCTCATATTCTGTTTTGTGTGTTAGTTGAATAGATAACGACAGTTTTCGCTGTAATCCATCCTCTTTACAGGTCACCTGTGAGTCTGTGTGAAAAGCATAAAACTGCCCTTGTTGGTACTCTGTAAACTGAGGTGATTCAGTGTGATCAAGAGCGATATTCCAGTTGCTGTTAACGTTAGCAGTGTTGAAAAAATGAGTGCAAAGCCCAGCAATCCAGGACGTAGGATCAATCCAAGAGATAGAGGAGTTTCTAAACTCTGGTTTTATGTCGTCATTGTCTATCTGCCCTATCTCGGGCAACAATGATTCTCCTACTTCTGTGATTGCATCACAAACTTTTTCAGGCAACATTTTTTCAAACAACCAATATCCCGGACTCTCCAACCGAAACATATGCCCTCCTATTGATTAACTAAATCTTCCTTAATAAAAAACAGTTTCGGGTTATACAAAACAGGTTCTGGTATTTTTAGATCTTGCCGTATCTTATGTATGTCCTTATCAAGCATATCTTCCCAGTAAATCAAGTCCCAGTTGTCTATGGCTCTGCATCTTTCAGGAGTTTCATGAAAAACAATCCTCCAAGACAAACGAAAGAACTTCCACTTGCCCTCGAATATCTTTGAGAATACCAAGGGCATTAAGAATAGGTTCTTCCAATGAGGAGAAGATCCTCCGTGAGATAAAGCAACACCCACATTTGCTTCACCAAAGGAGCTCCGGTCAAAGCCCATAACAATATGAACCATATCGTGTACAGAAAAGTTTCGCTGTAAGAAACGAGCGTATTCTTCTGTGTATTTTTCTATGTACATATGAGAGGCCAGCGTTGTGAATATGTCTTCTCTGCCTTCGTTTAGTTCGTAATATAGTCTTCCTAAAGTATTTCTAGGTAAGGCTTTCAGCTTTTGGGTATTCGATAAAAGGGCAGGGAGACTGCTCTCAGGCTTCAGCACAGCATCACCGAAGTTCGCAGATTTTAAGCGAAGATACGTTCGATACGGATAGCTACCACTTAGATGCTCTAATAAATCAAGAGCGTGGTTAAAATGACCGTCTTTGTCCTTGCGGTAACTAGCAAATCGAAACCGAACAAAAGATACAAAAGCTTTGAAGAACGCTACTGACGGTGTACGCGAACTATTTTTGTAAACTCTGGGCATGTTATTTCTAAAGATCTAGTGCACTTATACGGTTTGAAGGCTTCAAGCGTAGTACCTTCGTTCTGTACAGGATTGCCGAAAATAAAATAAGTTTTTGTACCAATTGGTTTTAACGTAATTGTGTCTCCAACTTGTGCGTCTCTGTACAAAATGTCCCACGTTTTTTCTGACTCTAGTTTCAGAACACAAATTAACGAAGAGTTTTTGTGTAAGTTTAACCTTACATCAGCTAAAATCGTCCAATCAGGTCTAAAGGGTGAGTATTCTTCAACGTTGCCGTTAGCTTCTGCGTACATGCGTATGTAGCCGCCATCCTCAGTAAAATCTGCCTCAAGAGTGTTTTCTTCTTCTGGAGCAATAGTCTTCAGATAAGCCGCATAGTTTTTTGTGTACTCTTCTGGGATAGGGTTGTCTTTACCCCATGTGAACTGAAAGTCACAACTGCCATGAGTCATTATATGACAAGCATAATCTTTCGCCATAAACGGGTTGTCTGGGTGTTTGCAGACTTCCATCCATGGGACAATCACAGGAAAATCTTCTACGGGACGACTGTGATGCATGACTTCAGTTGTAGAAACCACCTTAGACACAAGAAGCTCGTTTTCGATGTTTTCTATTTTATCCCAAACGAAAGACTGATCTCCCTCGTAGATTGGATGTGGCATTAAAGTTCCTCCGCCTCTTGAGCCTCTCGAATTACAGTGCCTGGATTCTCGTTGACTTCAAACGTAGACCCAATAATTGAACCAGAGTTTTCAGGAATGGTTGCTTCGAGCTCTGCTTTATAGTCAATAATCCAACGAGAAATCTTGTTCTTGGTATGCTCAACATGAATAGTCCCGTCTGTATTAAGATGGACGGGCACTTCTAATTTGTGCTCTGTCCCACCATGAGAAAAAACAACCACATAGGTTTTTACCCGTCTAACATAATCTATAATCTTATATGTACTCATTTCCGTTCCCACTGAGTATCCCGATAAGTACTGGGCATTGCTGCGTGACGACGTTGATTTAAGTTTCGTCTCAGTAACTCATCGTTTGAAAATGCCCTTATTTCAGGCTTTTTATCAAAGCCTCTCTTAAAGGGGATTGCCTGTACGATTGGTGTACCTGGAGGAATTATATAAGAGCCGTCCTCTTTTGTCACGAAAGATGGAAAGTTAACATTCGCCTCATGTTTATCTGTTTCAACAATACCCGACATGGGTGTGAAGAACTCCTGCTCCCTGTTCAAAAGCGGCGTAAACAAAGTTGACCAGCCCGGTGGAGTCTTCATGTGCCAGTGGTTTATGAACTTCAAAGGCGGCTTTGGCAGATCAGGATGCCCTTTTATCTGTTCATTTGAATGAGG